GCCAAGAAACACTTAAGGCAGTATAGTTACAGGGAAGTAGCGAATTGGTTAACAACACAAACTGGTCGTTCTATCTCCCATGTAGGTCTAAAGAAGAGAATAGCCATTGAGCGAAGACGTAAAAAAGCAGCTAATATTAAACGCAAGCTTGCCAAAAGGCTCGAAGAAACCCTTGCGGAAATCGAAAAGCTCGAAAAAGGTGTCACAGGCTACTACACCACCAGAGAAGATACAGACTAGCCCAGCGCAGGTTAAAGCTGAGCCATACAACATAGAAGAAGCTCAAGACGTTGTATTCAAGCCTAACCCTGGACCTCAGTCAGAGTTTCTATCTGCGTCAGAACGTGAAGTACTATATGGCGGCTCAGCAGGTGGAGGTAAGAGTTATGCCATGCTTGCAGACCCTCTTCATGGGTTAAATGACCCTAACTTTAGTGGACTACTTGTACGTCATACTACAGAGGAACTAAGAGAGTTAATACAAAAGTCACAGGAGTTATACCCTCGTGCAATACCTGGGATTAAATGGTCTGAACGTAAATCTCAGTGGACTTCTCCTCAAGGTGGTAGACTGTGGATGTCTTATCTGGATAAAGATACCGATGTTACACGCTACCAAGGTCAGGCTTTTAACTGGATTGGATTCGACGAACTTACACAGTGGTCTAGTCCTTACGCTTGGGACTATATGAGATCACGTTTGAGATCTGCACACTCTGATAAGCTTGGTTTGTATATGCGTGGAACGACAAACCCAGGTGGTAGTGGACACTCTTGGGTTAAGAAGATGTTTATTGATCCTGCTCCTGCTAATAAGTCTTACTGGGCTACCAACTTAGAGACAGGGGAAACGATAAAATATCCTGCAGGACACAGTAAAGCAGGTCAACCTTTGTTTAAGAGACGCTTTATTCCTGCTAGTCTGTTTGACAATCCATACTTAGCTGAGAGTGGTGACTACGAAGCGATGCTTCTCTCATTACCTGAGCATCAGAGAAAGCAGTTACTAGAAGGTAATTGGGACGTAAACGAAGGTGCAGCCTTCCCTGAGTTTAATAGAGCTATACACGTTGTTGACGATTTCCAAATCCCTTCTAGTTGGACAAAATTTCGAGCTTGTGACTACGGTTATGGTAGCTACACGGGAGTTATTTGGTTCGCTGTTGCCCCTGATGAACAACTCATTGTCTACAGGGAACTCTATTGTTCTAAAGTTACAGCTTCTGATTTAGCTGATATGGTAATGGATGCAGAGTCTGGCGATGGTACAATACGTTATGGAGTATTAGACTCATCGCTCTGGCACAACAGAGGTGATACAGGTCCATCTTTAGCAGAGCAAATGAACCAGAAGGGTTGTAGATGGAGGCCATCAGATAGGTCAAGAGGTTCTCGTGTTTCAGGTAAGAACGAAATACACAGAAGGTTACAGGTAGATGAGTTTACAGAAAAGCCAAGAATTGTGTTTATGGCTTCATGTACAAATACAATAACACAAATACCTGCACTGCCTTTGGATAAGCGTAACCCAGAGGATGTAGATACTCACGCAGAAGACCACCTATACGATGCATTACGTTATGGAATCATGACAAGACCTCGTAGCTCTATATGGGACTTTGACCCAGCAAAACAACGAAGTGGCTTTCAAGCTGCAGATAACAAGTTTGGATACTAAATATGGATGAACTATCTTACGAAACAGATGAAGTAACAGCAGCTCAGGATGGCAAAGAGAGTATCTTTGATTCTAAGCCTGATGTAGTAGCTTTCGTAGAGGAACGGTTTAGTCGTTCTGAAGATGCAAGACAAGGCGATGAAGAGCGTTGGTTAAGAGCCTATCGTAACTACAGAGGTTTATACAGCCCTGACGTACAATTTACAGACACAGAAAAGTCTCGTGTGTTTGTTAAGGTTACAAAAACTAAAACTCTAGCGGCATACGGTCAGATAGTTGACGTATTATTTGGCAACAACAAGTTTCCACTTACAGTAGATCCATCTGTTTTACCTGATGGTGTTGCAGAGTCTGTACATATAGACATGAATCCAAATGCTAATCAAGCAGGAGATGCTTTACGATCTGTTACTCAGGAAAAGCCTTCTACGCCTTATTTAATAGATGGAGACACAAAGTTAAAACCTGGAGAAACTCTTAGTGATTTACGAAGCAGACTAGGGCCTCTAAAAGATAAACTTGAAAGTGTGTCTGATAAAATAGTAGAAGGCGATGGTACTACGCCTAGCACTGTTACTTTTCATCCTGCATTAATAGCAGCTAAAAAGATGGAAAAGAAAATACATGATCAACTTGTAGAGTCAGGAGCATCTATACACTTAAGATCTATGGCCTTTGAACAGTCCTTACTTGGTACTGGTGTAATGAAAGGTCCATTCGCTGTAGATAAAGAGTATGCTAACTGGAATGAGCAAGGTGAGTATGACCCTCTTGTTAAGACTGTTCCTGAGTGTAATCATGTAAGTGTTTGGAACTTCTATCCAGATCCTGAAGCCTCTAGTATGGAAGATGCTGAGTATGTTGTAGAAAGACATAAGATGTCTCGTACACAGTTGCGTCAACTTAAGACACGTCCTTACTTTATGAAGGATGCTATACAGGAATCTATACGTAAGGGTGCTGATTACGTACAGAAACACTGGGAAATGGCAATGCAAGACGATGAAACCCAAGCTGATACAGAGCGTTGGGAAGTATTAGAGTTTTGGGGTTTCGTTGATGTAGAGCATTTAGAAGATAACGGTGTAAATATTCCTAGTGAATATAAAGACTTAGATGAATTAAACTGTAATATCTGGGTTTGTAACGGTGAAGTATTACGTTTCGTACTTAATCCATTCAAGCCTACAAACATTCCGTATTATGCTGTGCCTTTTGAACATAACCCATACAGCTTCTTTGGTATAGGCATTGCTGAGAATATGGATGATACACAGACACTGATGAATGGCTTTATGCGTATGGCTATTGACAATGCTGCATTATCTGGTAATCTTATCATTGAGATAGACGAAACTAACTTAGTACCTGGTCAAGACATGTCTGTGTACCCTGGAAAAACGTTTAGAAGACAGGGCGGCGCACCAGGACAGGCCATCTTCGGCACAAAGTTCCCTAACGTAGCACAAGAAAACATGCAGTTATTTGATAAAGCTAGAGTTTTAGCAGATGAAAGTACTGGCTTTCCAAGTTTTGCGCATGGTCAAACAGGAGTATCAGGCGTTGGGCGTACTGCAAGTGGTATATCTATGCTTATGTCTGCTGCTAATGGTTCTATACGTACAGTAGTTAAGAACGTAGACGATTATCTTATAAGACCGTTAGGTAAAGCTTTCTTTGCATTCAACATGCAGTTTGACTTTGATGAGTCTATTCGAGGCGATTTAGAAGTAAGAGCATCAGGTACAGAGAGCCTAATGGCTAACGAAGTAAGATCCCAGCGCTTAATGCAGTTCTTACAGGTAGCACAAAACCCAACACTAGCACCATTTGCTAAGATGGATTATGTAATACGTGAAATTGCTAAGTCTATGGATCTTGATCCTGATAAAGTAACTAACTCAATGGCAGATGCAGCAATACAAGCAGAGATACTAAAAGGCTTCCAAGCCCCAACGCCACCTCCTGAAGCCCCTCAAGGTGTTCCTGCACCACAAGGTGCTGAACAGCCTCCACAAGCCCCACAGAAGCCTATGGGAGGCGTACAGGACACATCAGGATCTGGAGGAGGTCAAATAGGTACAGGTACTGCTCCTTTACCTGGTGAACAAGGATTTACGGGTAATGTCGCTTAAGACACTAATAAATGATAAACCTGCATGGGATGCATTCTTAGAAGAGATGGATGTACTCATAGCTAAAGAACATAAAAGTATGGAAAGCATATCTGATACTGCAGAGATCTACAGACATCAGGGTGCTATACGTACACTTAGACAACTAAAATACATGAGGGATCGTATTAATGGCACTAAATGATGAAACAGAAGCAGTATTCAAATCTGTACGAGGTCAAGAGATAGATCCTGTATCAGGCAATGAAGTACCTCTAGGTTCAGAACCAGAAGAGGTTAGAGACGATATAGATGCTAAACTAAGTGAAGGAGAGTATGTTGTACCTGCAGATGTTGTTAAGTATTATGGTGTTAAGTTTTTTGAAGATCTACGTGCAGAAGCAAAGCAAGGCTTTATGCAAATGGAAGCTAATGGTCGTATAGGTGGAGAACCTGTTGTAGAAGAACTACCTTTTGATGTTTCAGAATTACAGATGCAAGATGATCAAGAGCCTATGATGAACAAAGGCGGTTACATGTCTGGTTATGCAGATGGTGGTTCTGTAAATTCAGGCTTTGAAGTACGAGAATATGAAGATGCAAATGGTAATATTATCTATATACAGTTTATGAATGGGCAACAACTTACACAAGTACCTGATGGATATTCACCTAAAGGAGAAGCTACAGCAACTACTGCAACTACACCGCAGGTTGCTACAAGCACCTCTAGTAAAAGAAGAAATAAGAATAAACCTCCAATAGCTACTGCTGAATACGTAGATTGGATGGAAGCCCCTGTAGAAGATTTTGAAAAAGTTGTAGATACACTTAAAGATCCTATAGGTAATACATTTACTACTGCTTTTGATATACTTACAACAGGTACGCCTTTAGGTTTTGTTAAAGGTTTAGGTATGAAATCTCAAAACAAACAAATGCTTAAAGGTATAGATGCTCAACTAAACAATCCTTTTATATCAGAAGATCAAAGAGATAGACTAGAAGCTGTTCAGGCTGAATTATGGGATGGTAAGTTACAGTCAGGATTATTTAATAGACTAGGCTTTAAGGATGGAGAACAAGGTAAGGGTTCAACTTTTGGTTTAGGAACAAGTATATATGAACGTATGGGTGTTATAGATCCTACTACGGGTCAGCCTTATATAAATACAAGCCGAACACCTGAAGAACAACAAGGTTTTTTAACTAGGTTTTTTAATCCTAAAAATATTGGAGGAAGGCAAAGAGGTAAACTTGTAGATACATCTGGTTCAGGTGCAGGTAAAATTAAGTTTACAGCAAATGAATTAGCGGCTTGGGAAAAGGTTTCTAATACATTAGCAGAAAGAGATCCTAAAGATAATACTAGAGTAAACTTCCAAGGTTCTGGAGGTAGAATCTACAATAAAAATCAATCTTTTGATGATGCACAAAGAGGTGAAAAGTATAAAATAGAAGGTACAAATGCTTACGCTTATAGAACCACTAAGAATAAACCTAAAGTTAAGCAGGTAAATATTACATCAAATAATAATAATATAGATGATAAGAACAAAGAAAAAATAAAATCAACTATAGTAAATAATAGTAACAAACCTGATTATAGCCCTGGTGCAATAAAAACATCCCCTATCCCTAGATCAAAAAATGGTAAAGAAACTTATAAGTCTAAAATGGATCGAGGTGGTGGCTTCTCTAAGGGCGGCTTAGCAAGTAAACCTAAAAAGAAATAAACAATAACGACAATACCATATAAATATAAGGATACTCGGCACTTGTGCTGACCCCAACATAAGGAACTAAATATGTCACAACTAACTGAAGAGACAATGCACTCGTATACACACAAACGTAATGAGGCTAAAATCAAAGAAGCTGAAGCAGAGCTAGAAGCACTACTGAAAGGTGATGTAGCTGAAGAGGCTAGTGATGAAACCCCTGAAGAAGAACCCAATGGCGAAGGATCTGAGGCAACCGAAGTATCGGATGCAGGTGATACCAAACAAGAAGAAGCCAAAGAGGAAACCAAAGCATCGGAAGATGATGCAGAGTTAAGTGCTGAAGAGAAGAGCTTCAAGAAACGCTATGGTGATATACAAAGACACATGGCTGAAACAGAGAAGAAGCAAGCAGCACAGATAAAACGCTTAGAAGATCAACTAGAAAAAGCAGCAAAGAATGAGCTTGTACTACCAAAGTCTAAAGAAGAGATAGACGCATGGTCAAGTAAGCATCCAGATGTAGCAGGTATAGTTGAAGCAATAGCTGAACAAAAAGCTAATGAAAGAGCAATAGAGCTAGATGAAAGACTACAAGAGATTGAAGAGTTACGCTCTACAGCTAAAAGAGAAAAAGCTGAAGCACAACTTGTAGCCATACATCCTGACTTTGAAGCTATAAGAGCAGACGATGAGTTTCATGCTTGGGTAGATACTCAACCTAAAGTTTATCAGGATGCTTTGTATGAAAACTCTGAAGACGTTAAGTCTGTAGCCCGTGTTATAGATATGTATAAACTAGACAAGGGTATCAAAACTAAGAAGCCCAGCGCAGACAAAGGCGCAGCATCTTCAGTTAAAACTCGTGGACGTACTGTAGTAGATGCAGAAGAGTCTAGCAAAACGTTAAGCGAGTCAATGATTAACAAGATGTCCCTCAAAGAGTATGAGGAACGTCAAGACGAAATCATGAGTGCAATGCGCTCTGGTAAGTTTATCTACGATATGTCCTAATAAACACTTGACACTAAGGCATTAATAGATAAAACTATAGTATGTGCAGTGCTAGGTATCAACTACCTGCACATGCTTTAACTTTAAGCACTAACCACTAATAGAACTACCCGATAAAGTATAGACCCTTTACTGCTTGACCGCAAATCTAGCAATAGAGATACTCTAGAAAAGTATTGGCCTCTTGTGTGGATATGATGTTTTACTTCCCCCAACTGTCATATCTATAGGAGAAATTATTATGGCATTTACAAAGGCATCAGGTTACACCAACCTGAATAACGGAAACTTCTCATCTGAGATCTTTTCAAAACAAGCACAGTTAGCATTTAGAAAATCTGCTGTTATTTCTGCAATCACAAACTCTGACTATTTTGGTGAGATTTCTGGGCAAGGCGACTCAGTGCGCATTCTAAAAGAGCCAGACATCACTGTTAATTCTTTAGCTCGTGGTACTGCAGTTTCAACACAAGATTTAGTTGACGCTGACTTCAAACTAACTATCGACAAAGCAAACTACTTTGCATTCAAATTGGATGATATTGAAGAAGCTCATTCACACGTAGACTTCATGCGTCTATCTACAGACCGTGCAGCATACAAAATGGCTGACTCAATGGACAATGACGTTCTTAAGTATTTAGCTGGTTTCACAACTGCAAACGCTGTAAACACAACAGTAAACGGTACTAAAGCAGACGCTGCTGCAGGATCAGACGAACTATTAGCTGCAAATAAGTTGAAAAAGGGTGACTTCGGTAACATCACAACTACATCTGCAGGTGATCACTCGATCCCATTAGCTCCACGCTTAACAGGTGCAACTGCTATGTCTACATCAACTGCAACACCATTACAAGTACTAGCACGTATGTCTCGTACAATGGATGTAGCAAATGTTGATACTAGAGGTAGATGGATAGTACTTGACCCAGTGTTCATCGAGATGTTAAAAGACGAAGATTCTCGCCTATTAAATGCAGACTTCGGTGGTGCAGGACTACAAAATGGTTTATTGGCTGCAAACATTCACGGCTTCCGTGTTTATCAGTCAAACAACTTACCAGCAGTAGGTACAGGCGCAGGAACATCTGGTGCAGCTAACCAAAACGTTAACTATGGTGTTATCGTAGCTGGACACGACTCAGCAGTAGCGACTGCAGAACAGTTATCAAAAGTGGAAACATACCGTGACCCAGATAGCTTTGCAGACATCTGCCGTGGGATGCACTTATATGGTCGCAAGATCTTACGCCCAGAAGCGATTGTAACAGCTAAGTTCAACGCTGCTTAATATAACAATTAACTTAGGGGCTGGCTTTTATGCTGGCCCTTTTGTGCATTTTACAAACAAAGGACATAACCAATGGCTATTACAACGGCGATGTGCAACAGCTTCAAGCAAGAGTTACTTGGTGGTGTTCACGATCTAGATACAGACACAATTAAAATAGCATTAATTAAGAACTCACAGTCGGGTACTTACAATGCATCTACAGCTAATTATAGTGCAGTAACAGGTAACTCAGATGAGGCTACTGGTACTAACTACGTTACAGGTGGTAACACACTAGGTAGTGCAACTATTGCTCTATCAGGTTCAACTGCTACTGTTGACTTCGCAGACACTACATGGGCATCAGCTACCGTTTCTGCAGACGGTTGTATCATCTATAACTCTTCACAATCTAACAAGGCTATAGCAGTGATCAGTTTTGGTGGTACTAAGACATCTACAAATGGTGACTTTGTGGTACAGTTCCCAACAGCAGACGCATCTAACGCAATCATTCGTATCGCTTAAGGAGCAGTATTATGGCTCTCGTTGTCAAGGATAGAGTAAAAGAAACCGCTACAACTACTGGCACTGGTGCTGTTACGTTGGGTGGCGCTGTTACAGGCTTTGAGTCTTTTAGCTCTGCCCTTGCCAACAGCGACACTACATATTACGCTATTTCTCACCGTAACGCAGACGAGTGGGAAGTAGGCTTAGGTACATACAATGCAGGTGTACTTACAAGAACAACCATACTAGAGAGTAGCAACAGCGATAGTGCTGTTAGCTTTACTGCAGGTACTAAGGATGTGTTTATTACACTCCCTGCAGACAAGGCTGTTTACTTAGACGCTAATGATGCACTAAGTACAGGCAATATAGTTACAACAGGCTACATCAGAGGTCCTGCATCATTTACGATAGACCCTGCTGCACATGGTGATGCTACTGGTACACTTATAGTTGCAGGTAACTTACAGGTTGACGGTACTACTACTACAGTAAACTCTTCTAATCTATCTGTAGCAGATCTAAACATTACAGTAGCTGAGGGTGCAGCTAATGCAGGTGCAGCCAATGGCGCTGGGCTTACAGTAGACGGTGCTAACGCTACATTTACGTATGACTCATCTAATGACAGATGGGCTATGAATAAGTCTCTAGCGACTAACCTTGTAGGCAACGTCACTGGAACAGTTTCTACACTAAGCAATCATGACACTGGAGACTTAGCTGAGGGTACTAACCTGTACTACACTCAAGCCAGGTTTAACTCTGCATTTACAGCTAAGAGTAGTAGTGACTTATCTGAGGGTACTAATTTGTACTACACAGATGCTAGGTTCAATACAGCTTTCTCTGCTAAGAACACTGGTAACTTATCAGAAGGTAGCAACCTCTATTACACTCAGGCTAGGTTTAACTCTGCATTTACAGCTAAGAGTAGTAGTGACTTATCAGAAGGTAGCAACCTTTACTATACAAGCGCTCGTGCTAATGCTGACTTTGATACACGCTTAGCTACCAAGACTACTGCTAATCTAGCAGAGGGTAGTAACCTATATTATACACAAGCAAGATTTAACTCAGCATTTACCGCTAAGTCCAGTTCAGACTTGTCAGAGGGTACTAACTTATACTATACTACAGCAAGAGCAAACTCAGCTATAGATGCAAGAGTAACACAATCTTTTGTAAATGCTTTAAATGTAGACGCAGAAACTTTAGATGGAGATAACAAAGCTACCTTATTAGCCACTGCAGAATCAAATGCATTGGCGCTAAGCATAGCGTTAGGGTGATATAAACAATGGCAAATACATTTAAGAACTACACAAGCGCTTCAGTAGGTACAGGTGCAACAACTACATATACAGTACCAAGTGCAACTACATCAGTGATGATCGGTTGTAATTTAGCTAACAGAACAGCATCACAGATCAAAGTAGATGTACAAGCGGCAGGTGTTTACATCGTCAAAGGTGTACCACTACCAGCAGGTGCGGCTCTCTCAGTCTTAGACGGTAAGATCATCCTGGAGACTACTGACACTGTAATCGTAACAAGTGACACAGCATCAAGTTGTGACATAATTGTGAGCGTACTGGAGCAAACCTAATGAGTAAGCAAACAGACTTAATTAACATACCCGATGCTATAACAGTTGATGGCTCTAATGTTGGTATTGGCAACACGGCTCCCGAAGATTACTTTGCAGGAGCAGCCAACTTAGTAATTGGCAGTAATAATGGAACCGATAACGGTATCACAATCGTTGCGCCGACAAACAAACTAGGGCGCATACATTTTGCTGATGGAACTACAGGGGCAGCTGAATACGCTGGCTTTATTGCATATGATCACGGAACTGATGAATTCAAGTTTGGCGCAGGTGCCGACGGCGGCACAGACCTTACCATTAAAAACGGCATAGTTTATTCTCATCAATATAATAGAGGAACAGTTGCTTCTAGTACACCAATGGGAACTGTTATATTTCATGATAATGTAATGAGTGGAGCAAATCATAGTGTTAGTAATACACTAACTACTTGGTCTACCGTTGTTTCTAAAACGGTTACACCTCAATCTGCTAATTCATATTTTTGGGTTGAGTTTTATCATAATGAGCATATTAATTATGGTACTCCTAACTTTGGAGGTGGACTGAGGCTTACAGGCCATACTGGTGGAGTTACTACTGAAATAGCACGAGGTGGTGAAATGCTATATCTTGTAGGGACAGTTCAGAATGGTCATTACGTTTACAATGGTAATGCTAAAGTTTGGGGTGGGTTTTATAACCCAACAACTGCTTCTAACATTGTCTTTTCAACTCAAGCAACAGGTACAAACAGTCAGAATGGTAATAATTATTATTATCACTGGCAGAGTAGCTATATTGCAAACCAGCCTGGACCAAGGTTACGCATCGTTGAGTTCACATAGGAGAAATTATGTCCATTATTGATATTAGAATAGATGCAATAAATTCACTAGCGCCTAATGCAAAATATATGACATCAGGTGATGAAATTACTTGGTTAGATGATGATATACCACAACCTACTGAAGAAGCTATTGCAGCTGAAATTATAAGACTACAAACTTTATATGATAATAAAGATTGGGAACGCAATAGAGTAGCGGCATATAGCTTATTGAATCAGGACGAAATGAGATTTGATGATCAAGTTAATGGAACAACAACTTGGGTTGATGCAATTAATGCTATTAAAACAGCACATCCTAAACCAGAATAGGAGACTAATCAATGGCAGGTTACATAGGGTCAAAGGCATCTGTCGTAAGCAGTGGTGCTGAACGTAAGAAGACTTTTACTATCACTGGTGCAACAACAAGCCTTACTGGTCTGAACTACACAGTAGGTAAGGTTCAC